GTCTCTTTTAAATTTAGAGGCTATTCTTTGTACATATGCGTCAACGTCCTTATCATCCATATTACCAACAAATACTTTAAAAACTCTTCTTTCAGGGGCTCTTGATACACGGTAAATTAACATAGCATCTTCACACAATAAAAGTTGTTTCCAAATACGACGAGCCTTTTCCAACATCGAGGTTCCATATGGTAGTTTTCTATCATCTCCAAGTATTCTAAAGTGACCAATTTCCCAAGTATTAAACTCCATGTTTTTTTCTTTCCATGTAAATTTAAGTGAGTCGTTTTGAATTTCTTTTGCATAAACGTCAGCACTTATTTTCATACCACGTTCAAGTCTTTCTATTTGGATATTTGGTAGCTGTTGACACCCGACAATACCTTGTTCGGGATCTAATTTTAAATAAACAAAATTATCACCATACTTACATGTGTTTCTTGTCCACATAGGTAAGTTGGTATTTATATCTAATTTATTATTAAACAAATCCGACAATACCGACTTTATTCTTTTAGATTCTGAAAATATTTTTAAAATAAATCCGTCTTGGTCTGGTGTTGTTGACTCCTCGGCATAGATGTCTAAAGCCGCAGAAATTTCAGGAGTATATTCCATAGATTCGTAATCATAATAAGATGCGATTCTTGTTGGTTCATAATAAACTGCCTGTTGATATAAATTACTCTCAACTTTCTGCCATTGTTTACCAATGTACATGGTTTGTTGTGCCTGTAATTTTTCGTTTTCATATTCATTTTTATCTGTGGTTTTTAAAAGTTCTTTTTTGTCAAACTTAAAAACTGGACCTTGTTGGTCTAACGTAGAATTAGGGCCAAATACCCTACCTAATCTTTGCCAAACCGTAAATTTATTTTCTGCCATACTTTTTTATTTTAAAAATAGTGGTGAAATGTTTAAATTAAACCCTTCTACCGCCGAATAACCATAAATACTTTTCATAATCACTTTGTGTTAAGGTATTTCTTTGGTTTCCATAATTACCATTCATATTAACCGGAACCCCTGGATTAAAATTTTGATGTGAATCTTTAAAATCTGTTTTTTCCGTTGTCCAAGATTCTATCATCGCCTTTGCTTGTTCAGTTGCTTTTTCTAATTGTGAAAATGAATTTTCACCAACATATATTGCCATCGCCAACGCCATAATTAAGTCGTCATGTTGCCCCTTTTGGTGGTCAGGTCGACCATTTACATAAACAAAAGTATTTAACTCATTAAATAGTCTTTGTGATCTAACACCAAAATCATGTCTTAACGACTCCTCAAACGATGCAATTATTTGAACCCTTTTTGAGTTAAAATTAATTCCAGGAATTTTATCTTGTGTTTTTGGGTCCCATTTCCATTTATCTGCAGGGTTAACCCCATCAACATATAAATTTTTATACCCTAACTCTTGTAATTTTCTTGATGTTGCAACCCCCATACCTCCGGTAATATCTATTACGATAAATGCACTATACTGTTCAGCCCATTTATGTGCAATATCAGCAACAACATCAGGAGGGACTTTACCAATATACTCAAGGACTTGTTCTCTTTCATCAAAATCAATTATAGTAAAAGTGGTGAAATCCTCACTATCCCCTCTAGATACGTCAATACCCATAATGTATTTGTGTCCTTCAATCGGCGGTTTCCACTGCCAAAGAGCCCCACCCATTAATTTTTCTTTAGGGTCTTTTATTTGGTTTTCTTTAATTGTTTTCATGGTTTCAGGTGGTATTACATTATCTCCTGAACCTAAAAAGTTACATTCTAACTCTTGTGAGATTTTTCTTTTATCAAACTTTAATTTTTTAGCCATCGCCTCAAACCAAGAACTATAGGGCTTATACCCTTCGTTTTCTACTCTATTTTTTATTTCTTTAAAATCACGATCACCAATTTTAATTTTACTATAATCTAATGTAATCTCAGAATCAACGTAATCACCTCGATTTAACATGTAATGGACAATATTATCACATTTAATTAGTTTTAAATCCTTTGAATAACGTGGATCACGAAACCAATACATTTCTGTAATCTTAAAGTCATTCATCCCTTTTACTGCTTGACTATAAATTGAATAGTAAATTGGGTCAAATCCATTTGGTGTTGAAATTACGATAACTTTACCCCCTGTTGATAGGGAAGCCATACATGCTGACCAAAAGTCCTCATCAGCATTGATATATGCCGCCTCATCGAATATTAATATTGTTGGAGTATATCCACGTAAAGCATCTTTAGATGTTGCTACCGCCTTTACCTCACAACCGTTGGTTAGTTTAAAATGTCTTTGTGAGTTTTTCTCAACAGAAAAAGTAACACCCAACCATTTTGGCCATTGGTCAACAAACGCTCGAACCTTATTTCCCATCTCTTGAGCGGTATCCATTTTGTTAGCAATGATTAGAATTTTTTCAGGTTTCTTTTTATTAGCAAAAACTAATCTTTTAGATGCCCAAGCCGATGTTACCGTAGATACGCCAGCTTGACGATACTTTAACGCAATATTTTCTTCACAAGTATCGTAGTCATTAACCAAAGTTACTTGGTCATTAAATAATTCTAAGGGTACGTATTGTGATTGTGTATTATCGTAAGTTTGTAAATATGTTTTAAGAGCGTATGGGGTATCCCTAATACACTTAGCATATTCCAACAATATTTGTTCTTTTGATAAAGACATTCATTTGTTATTTTCTTTTTAAGATTTTTAAAAGTTCACCTTTAGTTGTTTCAGGATTCAAATGTTTTTCAACTAATTTTAAAATATTTTCTTCTAATTTTTTTACATCTTCGTCGGTGTCCTCAACTTTATTTTTTAAACCTTTGTGTTTTGTTGACGCAAAATCTTTCACATCTTTCTTTTTCATTTCTTTTGCTGCTTGTCCAGCTTTACCACTTTTAGGTATAGTACCTTTTTGCATCCCTCTAACTATTCCAAAAAATTGTTGTTGTTTTTTTGATACTGACTTTTCTGTCATTTCAACTTCACCGACTGTTGCTGTGTCTGTTGTTGGGTCAAAATTAATTTTATTCTTATCAGTAACACTTTTACTTGCGTCTAAAAACTTATCTTTATCTGTTTTATCCCCTAAATTATATTTCTTTGTTATTGAGGTGGTTTCCTCTTTAGTTTCTTTTTTTAATTTTTTAGACTTTTCGTATAACAAGTTAATCTGATTACTGTTAAACTTTTCTAAAGTTAATATACTATAACCTTCTCTAAGTAAAAATTCAATTTTAGGGTTAATATTTTTCATCTGTTACTAAATTTTTTTCCCATTTTAATACGATATCTCGTTCGTATAATTTATTTTCAACAATTTCAACAGTATCTCCGTATTGAAATACTAAACGTTTTCTTTTATGTATTAAGATATCATCAGTATCTGATTTCTCCCAAGCCAATGATATTACACCATCAACCGCATCATAAACACCAAAAAAATCAGAATTCTGTATTAATTCTAATTGTATTTCAGAATTTTTTAAAACACCAACTTTTTTTACATAATTAACATCAGGTGGTGATGGTTTACCAGATGCTGGTTCAGCGTCCCAATCATCCCCCCAAACATCGTCTAAATCTGAAAATATAAATTCATAGATATTATCACCCCTATAGTTTGGCCCTAATTCATTTACATAAACTAATATCATATAATTCTTCCTCTTGGTGTTACTTTAATTTGTTTTTTATTTACAGAAAAAATTAAATTATCTTTATTTGTTTTTCCTATAAATTTTGCGTTTTCATTTTCTTTTAAAACAATATTTGCACTTATTCTTTGCTCTAAAGACTCACACATAGATTCAATCTCTTTTTTAACATTAATCTTTTGTAGTTTTTGTTTTAAAAAATTAACTGTTCTTTTTTCCTGTAATAAAGGTTTTTCACTCAACTTAATATCAAAATATTTACTTAAAACTCTTTCAACTTTAGATTCTGTTTTTAGTTCGCTATCAGGTAACGGCATTTCATCTCCACCCATTCCTGGCATTGGGGCTTCTCCGTCTTCTGAAGATAAGTCATCCATAGGAATATCTACCCCATTTTCATCACCCAAGTTTAAATCACCTTCACTTCCTTCATCATATTCATCATACTCTTCTAATTTGTCTAAAATATTGTCCCTATCCTCATCATCTAATTTAGAAAGATCTATTGCAGATATAACAGAATTTAACACATATTTAATATCTTGAGAATCCAATCCCTTTTCTTTATCAAAAGTTCTAATTTTTTGACTTAGTCTACCTGTTAATTTTTGTATTGTTTTTAGTGTTGCAGTACCACCTGTTTCTTCATCTTCGGAAGTATCCTCATCACCCATTCCCGGCATTGGTTCTTCATCAGACCCCATTCCCGGCATTGGTTCTTCATCAGCCCCCATCATAGGATCATCACCCATTCCCGGCATTGGTTCGTCACCTCCTGTCGGATTAAATGATGCTGAGTCGTCAGATGGTGGCATTCCAGCCATATCAGGGGCAGGAGGTGGTGGTGGCATTCCAGCCATATCAGGGGCGGGAGGTGGTGGTGGTGGCATTCCAGCCATATCAGGGGCAGGAGGTGGTGGTGGTGGCATTCCAGCCATATCAGGTGCCGATCCACTACCTAAATCACTTTTAGGTTTATTTTGTTTTAAAATGAATTTTTTTTTTAACTCAGGTTGTTCACCGATTAAAGATATACCTTCAGTATTTTCATATAATCTATTCAATTCACC